GTAATCTTCCTTAGATCGACGATTCCAATGGCGGAACAGTCCATCGGGATACATGGTCTGAGGAATGACGTGTAACAAGGAAACCACAAAGCCGTGCTCTTCGAAGAAACGGCGATATCGGTTGGTTTTGTTAAGTCCGATTCCGTGTCCTGCCAGTGCCGCAACACCTGTCGTTTCATTCGGCTCAGGGGAAGAGGCAGTGGTTGAAAGGACTTCAGAGAATTGGAGGTTGGAGACGCCGCCGCCGAGATATTCAGGGCGCTGTAGGCGAGCGTCAGAAGAACGAACACCAAGATAACGAAGATACTCAGTGTAACGACTGCCATAACGCGCACGGGCTTCCTCGTACCGTTGCAGCGCGAGGGCAAGTCGGAATTGATTGACCGAAACCGCAGTAGCGCTTGAAAGGTCAACGTCGACCGTACCCATGAGATTGAGATTTGCAGTCCACGGGCCAGTGTCGACACCAATGTCAGTACCACCGGGGAAGTCTGACTCATGCGGGCGAAGAACGTTTCCAGTGCCGGAAGTGCCCTGGCGAGCGTGGGTGATAGTTGCAGTACCAGGCGCAGAAGTACCGAAAGGCAAAGTAACCGTTGGACCCTTTTGTTCCCAGGGCCTACAGGTTGTGAAGTAATCCTTTTCCCAGCAGACATTCTTAAGGTTCCTATCCGTGGTTGTGTCAGGGCCGGAGAGATTAGACCAAACAGCAGGCGTGATTAAGTCCTGGTCGCGATACCACTCGTTGTAAATAAGTTGGTAAGCACGGAACGGCAGTGCAGAGTATTCGATGGGCAAACCAGAAGAAGGCGGAACGCCAAGGTAGTCACCGAGCGAGCCTTCGGCGTTAGTAGACGTGATGGTTGGGAACACAGAAGCGTCCATGCCATCAGGACCCCCCGTAATAAAATCTTCCCAGTCTTCCCAGATTAGACGATTGGGAACGAAGAAGTGACGCAAGGCGATGCGTACTGGATGCATCGGAGGCGTAGCCAACGGGGCAGCCCGTATGAATGCCGAAGCAGCATGCTGGAAAGAATCACCTGGCAGAACTTCGGTAAGACCTACCGGATACAAACCGCCCATACGACCAGTGAGCAGTTGCGTATGCGAAAGGTTGAATTTATTCCGCTTCATGTTTTTGGAACTCCTGGTAGATACCACGGGTAACAGCGTCTTCAAAACGCTGGATGATTTGGAGCAGTGCGAGAGATACAGCAGGCCACTTTTGTTCGGAGTAATCGCGGAGGAAGTCTAAAAGCTCGACTTCGTTAGCAGTGAGGAAAAGATCGACACGTATCGAAGTATCAAAGTGTCTCGTGCCGTTTACCGTAGAGTTGCTCCCGTCGCTCATGATTAGTAATCCTTTGAATGCGCTCTAAGCGCTTGTCTTCCGCCTCCTGCGGCGAATTGAATATGGCCATCGCTTCGCGCCATACCTCTGTAGCAACCTTCGAGCGAGAAAGCAGTACCGACATTTCCTCGGGGTCATGGGAGCATTCCAGAAGAGCTTTGCGAGAAGAGACGAAGCCTTCGTCTTCTAGTTGACGCCGCAAAAAACGCGGCATGGGGTGTTCTTTACCGTTGAGCCTGAAAGTATCGGGGATAAGTAGAGTCCCGTTCCGGAGAGGTGGAGAGTTGAAGATAGCGGAGCGGATTTCCCCGAGAGCGTATTGACCGATTCCAGGGTTACGAGACATAACACCGAACTCAGGTTCACGACGTAAGTCCAACAGCTCGTCTTTTTTAGACTTGTATTTGATGAGGTAAGAAACGCAGTAAGCAATTGAGGCAGCCTCTACATCGCCTATGTGAACATTTCCAAATTTCCAGGCGGTAGCGAGTTCCTCTTCGGTGAAGTCACACCCGAATAAGAGAGCGTGGTAGTGGGGACGGCCTCGATTTTCCCCGTATTCGCCAACTGCGAAATAACGAAAAGGTCCGATCTTACGGAGCCGTTTAAAGAAGCGTTGCAGATCACTTTTGCTAAGTGTGCCGGGCTGAGAAGCGACAGCGGGATGATTCGATACGGCACGCAATGAGGGCATACCAGGCAATATTTGAACTGGAAGTTTTCCGTCGCCATAAGTGAGAGTCACAAATTGGTTAGCGGGATGACACGAAGATTCCAGTAGCAGGCGAGCGACCCATTCCCTCCTGAGATTGATTCGACAGAAGAGGCACTGCCCACAAGGATGGGCAGTGCCTTTAGTTTTCACCGTCTCTTTACAGAGCATGGTGAGAGGTCAGAAGCGGTAGCCAACGCGTACACGTCCGCGAGAGCTGCGGAGACGACGACCACCACGACGACCCATGCGACGGCGACCACGGCCGCGGGAGAAGCGAGAGCGAGCACCACGACGAAAGCGCATGACAGACTCCTATTTTTCTACGGGTTCCGGAAGACCCTGGGGATTGGACCGGGATTTGCGGAAGTACGATTTGACACCTTCCCAAGTGTCTTGCCACCAGGGCGATTGAGCCTCAGGAAGTATGAGAGTCCCAGCACCGACCGTTTCCGGAAGCTCCAGGTCATATATCTGAGGGTTGGGAATCCATTGCACCTTTCCGTACCGATCGCGGACGGGGGTGTATTGAGATGGAATTACAGCAGTGGGTGTTTTTGTATGTTGGCCTTGCATACGGGCCAACTGTTGTTGCGATGCGAGAAAGTCTCGATCCGAATCCGCCATAGCTTTGCGCTGGGCGTCGATTTGAGCTTTTTTGAGTTCATTCTCCAGACGTTGCGACTCAAGAGAATTAGCAGCGGCCTCACGGCCTAGCTTGTTTCGGTAAGCGTCCTGGTCCTTTTGATATTCCAATTCTTCACGCCGGGCCTTGAGTTCGCGTTCTTGCATAGCCGACTCAGCGAAACCATAACCGGAGGAGTTGAATGATGGACCGATAGCACCGATGGGAGTAGCACCACCAACGTTAGAGCCGAGAGCGACAAGGGGGTGAATGCCTGCCGCCTTAGCACCTTCAACGCGACCAAGGATACCTGCGGCAGCTTCCTTGCGAGTTTGTTCAACGTTTTCCTTTTGCATCTGACGGCGCAGGGAACGGCCCGTGCCGATGCGGTTGGAGGTATTCATTCCCCACTGTTCAAGCATTTTCATGCCGAAACCAGCGAATGCAGCACCCATGATTAGCACCTTACTTTGGATTCTTCAGTACGCCGACGAGGGGCGCCGGCACCACGACCAGTAGCCTTGAGAGCGAAGAGAACTTCGCGACGGATTGACCGTCTAGCACAAATGAAGTTGCGTTCATAGAGGGGACCCGACGAATGGAACGAGTCGGGGTCCCAGGGGTTGACGGGGGTCCTACCCCGAAAGACTGCGCGCCGTGAAACATTGAGATGGGCGCGAGTCTGATTCCGGGGGTGAGTGTCAGTTAGCACAGTACGTATCAAGGGACGTACTGTGCGGGGTCTAGCAGGATGATCTAGCGTAGGAGACGCGCTAGACGGGGTGAAGACACTCCCCCGGTAGGGGTATAGCGGGGTTAGGTATGCGCGCGGTTTGTAGCGCGATACAGGAAGCGTAGAACGGTATTCAGGAGGGGGGGAATATCCCCCCCTTTCACGTTTCCGTCGCCGAGACATTTAGGCTCCGTGGAACATTTCGTTAAGTTTCCGTTGCCACGGGGTCGCCTGGGGGCGTGAGATCCGGGACAGGCGGAGTACCAGGTAGCGGTTCCTCGGGGGCCTCGAAGACCTCCTCGTATGGCGAGCACCATTCGTCGCCATCGTCCATGTCGAAGTCATCCGCGTCCTCGAATGTTTCGACCTCACGGTCTTGCTGGGCGCGGAGTTGTTCGAACCGAACGTAAGCCATGATGCGCTCGGATTGCGTAGGCACTCGAAGATTGAGCGGCTTCGCGACACGAATGCCAGAATTTTTTTCATGCGTAATAACGGTACCTTTCTTGAGCACAAATCACCTCTTTACAGTGTGAAGGAAGAACCCTTCTTGGCGAGCATCCGACGGGCCACGAGTTGGTGACGGACGGCGATATACAGGGTGTCGTTTTCGTCTTGAGCCTGGAAGGGCAACACGGAAGGATTGGCTTCAACGAAGGTATCGTTAAGGACGGGCGCGGTGCTTCCGAAAGAGCGAGCAAAATGCCAGTCCTTGAGAACTCCTCGGAATTCTCCGTGCACCTGGGATTCAGCGCGACGATATTCGTCATAGCGATCCTGGTATCCAAACACCTCGTCTTGCACTTCCACATCGGTACCACAGATTTCCTTTGAGAGAACGGCTTGCTGTCCGATGTGTTCAAGCTCTCGTTGCCAGTAATCTTCCTTAGATCGACGATTCCAATGGCGGAACAGTCCATCGGGATACATGGTCTGAGGAATGACGTGTAACAAGGAAACCACAAAGCCGTGCTCTTCGAAGAAACGGCGATATCGG